CTCTGCGAAGCGGCCTATGTCGTGCACCACCCAACTCAACTTCGATGTGGCGCCTGTGACCCCCTACGTGGGGGCAGTAGGACCTACGAAGATTAGGTGGCAAACTACCAGTTTCACTGGCAAGAACAGGTGCAACAAAGAACGTTACCCGCTTGCGTGTTTCATCCGTTCATTGATTGAACAGGAGATGCGCATGCATGAGTACAGGATCGTCAAAATCGGCCGAGCGTTGGTGGATGAAGTCTACCAGCGCGTGACGACGTTCGTCGAAGACCTCGCAAAGGTCGCGATCTGGGCAGTCTTCTCTGCCATGTACCTCGTGACTTCGTTCTACGCTACAAAGCTGTGGCTCCTCAAGCAGCGCCTTAGTGTGCTGCTTGTGTGGATCGCAGTAGTGGTGTTCAACACAAGTTACGTGGTCATGCTTTGTGGGACAGCCATCTGCTCTGTGTTCCTCGGTGTCTTGTACATTCGGCGACGCATGGAGAAGAAGGCTAATTCCAAGAAGGCTGCTCAGTTCGTAGCGGTGGCAGAAGCCTTGGTATCAAAGAGCAATGGCAGAATGTCCTTCGTGGAAGCTGCCACCTGGCTGGTACAAATCGGGATGACCGCCCCCTTGAAGAGCATGGTGCAAGAGCTTGAAAAAGCTAGTGCTACGCATATATCTTTGCAGGGGAGGGAGAAGCAGTTAGCACTCGTCTCATCCCTCGGCTACACCAAAGAGGGTCTTTTTGTTAAAAAGACTGCTCGTGGTCAGCGGAGGAAGAAAACGGGTGCCGTTGCGAAGCGCGCGACCCACCACATCAAAAACCATGGGTACACCTACGCTAACTACTTCGCCCAATACAATTCTGGAACTGCCGAACAAGTTGCTGAACACGAAGCTGTCTTTGAGAACAACAATAGGACTTTGGAAGAGGTTGAGGCCCGTCCAAACATTGGCGATCTACACCCCAATCATGGGGTGTATACTGCCGATGGCTGGGATAGAAGCCCATCCTTGTGGAGAGAGATGGTCCACATGATACAAGTCACGATTGCTGTTGAAAGGCAAGCCTCTGATGATGCAGCATGGGAGGAGTACCAACGGAAGAATTGGGATTACGGCCCCGAAGCGCAAGGCGATTTCGAGACGGAGGAGGAAGTACAGGAGAGGGAGATGGAGGAACACTTGGAGCGACAAGCTGCACTAGACCTGGAAGCTACGTATGATTTCATATACGGCTACACCGGAGGTGGCAAGTTCTCGACTAGTAAAGCTCCACGACCGCAACCTAGACGGAAATTGGAATCTCTCAGGATTGCTTCGGCTCTCCTGGGTTCATTCCATCACATCCGCGAAGGGCTCTCTGTTGACCTCAACAAACACTCCGTGAAGTACAAAGAAGTGTTGGCTGTTAATGCGATGCGCGATGTTAGGGCTGCTGCTCTACACCGCTGCTTGCCACATGCCAAACTTTCAGACTTCGCGGAAGACGACAACTTCGAAGTGGTTCTCGTTGGTAGACAGCCGTGCCCGACTTTTTCTCGGAAAGGAAGGGAGCTGCTTTATACCTCTGAAGATGCGTTTGAAGGGATGAGGACTAAGATCATTTGGTCCGTTGGCCAAGAGAAACACGACGAACAACTCAAACTAGCTAAGGCTGCGTATGAGATGGTCGAGCGTACTATCCAATGCCTGAACGGTACCGAAGTTCCAGTCCTACCGACGAAGGAAGGAGGCGAGAAGAAGGGCACCACATGGAAGGGTTCTCCAGGGAACCATTATGGTATGCCTTTGAACTTGTGCTGTTCCATATGCGGGCAGTTTGGGATAATGCCAGAGCACCAAGTGTGCGATGCGTATCTCCCAGACGGCAGCGTGTGTGGGTTCAACAACGCAAGACGCCCCCGGCCTGTAGATGTGAACACAGTGCGAGAGCATTATTTCAAAGGGAAGCAAGTTGCTTTCGTGAGAGATATCTCCACTGGTTTTCTCTACATGCACTCGGCGGTTGGCGGGAAGAACGATGTGTATTTAGGAGAGATGAAGAAATTCTCCTCGATAACTCCGCTTCCCGGCTCGTACCCTGTTAACGCAGAGAACCTCGCGGAGTGGGTCTCGGGGATGACTATGGTGTATGGACCTGAGCAAGAAGTTTACAAGCGTAGAGCGGCCAATTTGGTCCGCGAATACCGTGATCATCTAGCACAGGTAGAGAAGCGTGGGCGGACCGGGGTTAGCCCTGCTTCTTGTTCTACATCAAAGCCGAAGGGAGTAGCAGCTAAACCACCCCCTTCTTTCCAGGCCGTCGACGTGGCTCAGCTCACGTCGAAGGACCTTGGTTTGGAGGAGGAGGATGACTGCGACGAACCCCTCAAGATGTCGATTGTGACGAGTGCTCCTGTCCCAAAACCCAATAGCGCAGTGAATGCTGCGGCTAGGGTTAGTGGCAAGAAAACATCTGCTAAACCTGAAAAGCTAGCCCCACCGAAGGTGTCACCTCCAGTGCCACCTCCGAAGGCGTCGCCATCTGAACTGCCTACGAAAGCAGCACACTCTGTGCCGCAACCGAAGGCTTTGCCAGTGGTTCCACCTAAAGGGGCGGTTCCTGAGGCCGCAGCGTCAAAGGAAGGGTGTGTCGCGCCTATCCCAGCGCCCCCCATTGTCAATTATGTCGAAAGACGTATTGGCGATGCGGTGTATGTTGGGCAAAGCGTGACAACGCAGCACTACACACGATTCTGCAAGCATGTGTTCCCCCAAATGGTATCTGCTGAAGAAGCCAGCAGGCTTCTCGGCGGTACAGTTTGGTGTAGCGCAGCAGATCGTCATGGGTACTACGTTTTCCCAAACAACACTCCGTCTGTCGGCAAGAAGTCCACTTCTACCGACAATGTGGTGCAGGTTGCGTACTGTATGAAGAACGGGACAGTGAAACACACTAGTGGTGTCACACTCTCCCCTACTTCAGCCACGTATGAAACCGGGAGCCCTATTTCTGACAACGACACTTGTGGGAGAGGGTCGTCAGGATGCGCAGTGATGGACAAATCAGGTGTTCTGATTGGGTTCCATGAATCTTACTACTCGGGGGGGCACAAAGCCAGCAACTTTGCCCGGTGCCCTACCACAGTGGACTTTCATAAGCTCACTGATGGTAACCTCAAGGAAGAGTTCATCGCCTGCGAAACTGACCCCGCATGTACGGCGCAAGGATTGCAATGGCTCCGGAGCCGGAAGTCTCCCCTACAAAGGGTGGCTAACCAGATCCGGGGCTTTGCTCATCTTTTGACGCACTTCCTAGTGAAGCCCAACGCTGATCGTATGGTGGAAGAAGTCGAGAACTTCAAAACTGTCAAGCCGGTGTGGACGCCCGACGCAAAATCGCTAAAATTCGTGGCAGCGACTAAGCAGAAGGTTGCCAAACTCGACAAAGCTAGGCAGGATCAGATGTCGACCGACTTCAGCTACTTCAAAAGCGAGCTCGCTCAAACCCTCATGGAAGTGGATTTGTCGACTGGGGTGGGTTTCCCCCTGGTCCAATACTACTCCAACAAGAGAGAATGGGTTGAGAAGGAGGGGTTTGACAACATCGCAGAGGAGTGCTGGGACGTGTTCCAGGACCTTCTAGATGGTGTCGATCCATCTTTCGCGTATTGGGTTTTCATGAAGGAAGACAAGTACTCCGCCAAGAAAGTCGAAGTACAAAAGTACAGGACCATCCAATCTGCAAGTGTTGTGATGCTCCTGTTACTCCGCACTTACTATCGCGACACGTATCGCTACCTCAAGGTGGACTACGCGATGACGAAAAATGAATGCGGCATCGACTATAGGGCGAACGTGGTCTTTGACCCTTTCGATATAGCTGCGTGGACAGCGAAAGTCAAGTGGCTGACTGGCTCACAACCAGGGGTCACATATGGCCTAGATTACACGCAGTTTGACCGGAATATACGTCAAGGCTACTGGGAAACCTTCTTCGAGACGATCGGAGGCAACATGAATTTCAGGAAGATTATGGCTAAAAGCGCAGCGTGTGGGGATTTCTACTCTGCTGGCTTTGACGAGCCTATTCTTACTGGCCGTACTAGGGGGAATCCGAGCGGGCATCCTTTCACCACAGTTTTCAACAACTTCGTGAACGGGTGCATGCTATCTGAGGTTGTCCCAAATGGTACGCGAGTCATGACGACAGGGGATGATTGTCTGCTCTACTCACCCGTGGGCACCAAGGTCGAATCGGTTGCCAGCTTGCTGGCAGCGCAGAACGACATTGATGTCAAGCTTGAGGATAAGCAGCTCTTCTACCCAAAGAAAACTTGTGCTGTGGCATCGTACTTGGGCTGCAAAACGGTCTCAATCCCTATGGGGAATGGGCTCATGTGCATCCCTGTGCCCGATTCTATCAAGCGCAGGATTTCGTCATGCTTCCAGGGAGAGGATGCCAACAGAAGAGAGCGTGTCATGGGGTGTGCTTCATCGGTGCTTACCGTAGAACTTGCCCTATACCACCTCAGTCTGCAGGAACTCTCTGATCTTGTCGGAGCAGAGAACGTCACCGATTACGTCCTTTTCAAAAAGGAGGTGATCGAGGCATACCCTGACGCAACGGTCTTTTTGAAGACTGGGGTCATGGCAAGGTGTTTCAGATATCACGTCGAGTCTCTTGTTTGGGATGTGGCCACACAGCACGGGTACAAGATTCGAGACGAGATGAACGGGAAGGGGAAGCAGCCGGGTAGCGCGAGCCAAGTGCTCAAGACGCTCCCGCAGCAGGTGGAGAAGTCAGTTGCCAAAGCTCTTGAAGCTGATGCTCACAAGCACCAACAAAAGGGCGGCAGTGACAAGCTCCACATTGCCCGACTCGATGAGTGCACCAGGCTGATGGCCCAGATGCGGAAGGAGATGATGGAGATGTCGAAGGAATTTGCGGACCCACACCACCCAGCCCCTGAGAGGGCCGAGACGAGGTTTGTTGACGTCAATGTGGCGGCTTCTATAGCGCCACAGTCAGCAGACTTCATCCCGTCGTGCAATGGACGTGACCCCGTCGCCTACTCCGTCTGTCGTGGGAAGTTCGAGAAAACGATTGATCTCGTCGCTGGGAACACGCTGTACATCTTTGATGCTGCGGCGTATCTTGGATACGACATCTCTACCGGTACTCCAGGTGTAGACCCAGGGGCTGTGATCACCTACCAGTTTCCGACTGGTGGGTCTTCGGTCTCAGGAGTCTCTGTCACGAATGCCGATATCTCGTCCTTCAACTACCAGATCCCATCACATGTGTCGCCACCAATCGAGGTCATCGCAGGTGGAACGCTTGCGGGAGCAATCCCGTATGTAGTTGGTCCCGGTTCTTGGACCTTGAATGTCGTCCGGAAGGACAACACCAAGGCCTACCCCTCTACCTACATTCAAGCGGCTCACTCAGCGGGTCTACAAAGATTCTCGGCCGACGCGGCAGAGTACAACCAGCAGAATGGTGCGGGTTCGATGTATCACATCATCCCATCAGCGCCTTACGCTCCGTACTCGGTTGCAGGAACGCCTCCGTTCCCTCTCAACATTGTTGGGAGTGAGTTGGAGGACCTGAAACCGGAGTTTCGTGAGAGTTTTGCTGGGACCTTCTCCATGTACACGGACCAGAACGGGTTCCAGACCTATTGGTCTGGGTTGTCGGTGTCGGACGCTGGTGTCTCGATCTCAACGCTTGAGAATGAAACTCCTTTCATTCTCATCAACGCTGGGCTCACGGATGCCTTCGTCACCTTCACCCTCAACAGGCAGTTTGCCATTCCCGTACAGGCACAGTACGCTGCGGCACACCCCGAGACGCTCTACGACCAACCTTGGAAGATGCTTCCTAATCTGTCTCTGCACACCGCTTGCGGTGATACAGGGTACAATACGGAACAGGCACGTCGGAGCGCGACACGGAAGATGATCCACCACTGTGCGAACAAGGGGTTGGACGTGCACGATTCTGCCACCTCGATTCTATCGGGGTGTAAGAAGATGTACGACCCTCTACTTGAGCGTGCGCACAGCACTGGTCAGGTCTGTTCGCTGACTGCTCGAGGCAATCCTGCAAAGGTCCGTGGGATCGGCAGGCGTGCATCCTCAGCCAACGAACAGGATCTGGACATTGGACAGATTCAAGGAGTGCAAAGGGCTGGCCCTAAAAAGCAGCCAAAGCAGCGCCTTGGGTCATCCAGTGTTTCCAACCTGATCACGACAGGAGCTGCCGTTGCTTCTGTGGTGGCACCGGAGGCAGCGCCGTTTATTGCGGCTGGAGTTGCTGTAGCTGACGTGATCAGCGACATCTTCTCCCTCTTCTAGAACGGCAGAGCGCGGATTCAGCGCGCTATATAAATACTGGATGGTGGCGGCATCAAAAACCAATCTGGCTGCGTGTATGTGGCTTACCTGACCTCTAGGGGTTGGAGACCCGCCCTTCACGCAGACACTCTTTAGTTGGGGATGGGTAGCGGTGTACCCGACGAATACCATCTGCAGGGAAGGGGTCAACACCTCTCGGTAAAAGGCCGAGTTAAAGTTGACCAGCGTTTGAGAACAACGCTATAAAAACAGTTCCAGGGCGAAAT